AAAGGTGATAAAGGAGGTGAGTTTATGGACGATATGACATTTCTTGCAGGGAATGTAAGGGCAATAAGAAAAAAGCTGAAACAATCGCAGGCTGAGTTTGCATTTAACTGCGATATCAGTGTTGAAACGCTCAGCTTAATTGAGCGCGAAAAGACAGACCCGCGTTTAAGCTCAGTTCAAAAAATAGCCGCCTATTCGGGTGTGTCGGTTAAAGATTTATTCAGTGAATAAAGGCTGCATAGCACGTTAAAGCAAGAGCACTGAAATTTCGTGTGCTCTGTTTTGGTGCGCTTGCAAGCGAACAGGTGAGCCGAGCGTAACTCGTTCCGACGTGGCGGAGAAAGAGGGACTTAATCTTATGCTTTTTAAGGGTATTGAACAAATCTCAAAGATAATATAAATCCCTTGTATTTACTTGATATTTGAGATGTTTTCTTATAAGGCGTCTTAATGTAAAATTAAGCTGCTTTTGATTTATTCGTGTAAGAAATGTGTACAGCTATATACTGTCAAGTATAGCAACCGCGCGTTCTTCTTCTCTCGGATAAAGGTGTGAATATATGTTCCATGTTATTTCAATTTTAGAATGACCGAGGCGTCGCGCTATTTCCTGAATATTAATTCCTTCGTTTGCGAGCAATGACGCATGAGTATGCCTAAAGTCATGTATGCGTATAGTTTTTATACCTGCAAGTTTTGAATATTTAATATTTCGCTTTGAAAGAGATGTATCACGCAGACATATCTCCCCGCCGCATATACGGAAACCGTCAGAAAAGTTTTTTATGTTTTCTTTGCACCGCTTTTTGTGTTCGTTCAGAATGGAAATAAGCGCTTTGGGAAGTTGCAAATCACGAATGGAGCTCATGTTTTTCGGTGGCGTTTCTCTGTCGCCGCCTTTTAGCTTTTGCGCAATACTGCGTCTGATGTGCAGTGTACTGTCTTCTATATCAGACCATTTCAGCGCGTGTATTTCACCCTTCCGGGCTCCTGTATAAAAGGCAATGTTGAAAAATACGTAATAGTGCCATTCGTGAAAGCCCGTGCGCTGCGCTTCCTCTTTAGCGGCTGAAATGAATTTCTTAAATTCGTCTGCTGTATAATAATCTATATTTTCTTTTTTTATATATGCGTCTTTAAAGTTTCCGATTTTGGTTAATGGATTTGACGGCAGGTACTCCATTTTTACGGCAAAATTAAGCATAGCACTGAAATAACTGTAAATATTCTTTTTAGTGACAATGCCAAGCCCTTTTTGTTCTATGTGATTTTTCCAGTTCTGTAACATCTCAGTGTTCAGTTTGGAGACCTTTATATCTTTAAGTGTCGGCAGAACATGGTTTGACAAAATTTTTTCCACTCTGTTTAAAGAGGTTTCGCGTATTTCGTTTTTCTTAACTTTTATATAACTGTCGTAAAGATTATATATAGTTATAGAAGTATTTGAAGCAGGAACCTTTCCGCTGTATTCGGCGGAGAGCTGCCGTTCAAGCTCTTTGGCAGCTTCTGACCCGTATGCTACGCGGTCAAGCTGGTGCGCTTGTCCGGCGTTGTCTGTATAATTTATACGAACGCGGTATTTTTGCAGCCCGTCTTTCTTGCCCTGCATCTTATATATCGGCATAAGCTCTCCTAATATTAGAAATTATTAGTCTTTGACAAATATAGTAACAATGATAATGTTTTAAAAGTCATCCTTAACTTCTCGCTCTTTTACGAGTTTTCTGATTTCCTCTTCGTCTATTTCGCCATCCTTGTAGACCTTTGTGCTGATACCGCCGCCAAAGGCAGCAATCTTTGCAACATTGGTTTTTTCCTGCTCTCCAATAATTTCGCCTTTAAATTCACCCTCGGTTACTCCCAGCAGAACATCAACAGACTTTTGCATATCGGGCTTATCGCGGTACGCCGCAATAAGCTTTTTTTCTTTTTCACTTAATTCGTTATTGTCATTACTGATAAAAATGTCAGATTTTCCTAATAAGTAATCGGTAGAACAGTTAAAGTAATTAGCAATCTTAATTACTATATCAGCTTTAGGCATCACACCTCTTTTCCAATGTGTTGCAGTAGCAGTAGAAAGTCCTAATTGAGAACATACATAATTTGGGGTTTGTTTATTCTCTGTACAAATATTAAAAAATCTTTCCCAAAACATAATAGAACCTCCTTTGTAAAATCTACATAAAAGTAGAATTGTAAATTTGTGCATAATGCTAAATCTACATTATTTTAGATAAAACACTTGAATTCTACAAAAATGTAGATTATAATATAACCACGTTAAACGTATGTTTAAATAATATCACAGGAGCAATGAAAAATCAATGTTTATGAAACACGGGTATAAATTTATCAAAAATTTTTTCAAAAAACTATTGACAAATGCGGCATACCATGCTATAATATAACCATGTTAAGGGGAAAGCCCTTAATAAATACATAGAAAGGACAAAGGTTATGGGCAGGAAAAGAAAAAACGGCAAGCAAGACACCTTAGTCAAAATCGTTGTCTTGCTCACCGCGCTCCTAAACCTTATCAAGGCGGTAGTTGATTTAATCAACCGCCTGATAAGGTAAGGGACAAGGGGCAAAAGCCCCTTCGTCCTTAATAGGAGTATAACACGTTTTTTTTTCACTGTCAATATATATTTATTTAACGAAAGGAGCAAAGGCAATGTTTGAAATCATTTTAGACGTACTCATAATTGCGGCAGATACAGCCCTGATTATTGTACTGCTTAGGGGGTGGAAAAAGTGAGCATAGGCGAAAACATACGCAAAAAGCGTGAAAAAGCGGGTATCACACAGGCAGAGCTTGCCGAACAGGCTGGTATCACACAGGCAATGCTGTGCTGGATAGAGCAGGGAAAACGTAATCCGTCGCTGCTGTCATGTGAGAAAATAGCGCATTTGCTTGGGTGTAAAATATCAGAGCTTTTTTCTGAAGAATAAGGAGGAGAAAGAGATGACAGAAATCAAGACACGCAGACCCATGATAGTGGATATAGAGGCGGCAATAAAAGCGTACTACAAAACATATATCGGCAATAAGGAGATAATGCAGATGTTCGGGTGCAGCGAGATAACGGCTATCCGGCTTAAAAAGAAAGCAAGAGAGCTTGAAATCGAGCGGGGAATAGTGACGGTAATTCCATATCGTGTTGACGCTGAAATAGCATTTGAAGCATGGAGCATAGATGTAGAAAAGCTCATCCGCAACAGGCAGAAGCTCATAAAACTCGGTCTTGCGGAAGATGCGGGAACAAAATAAAAAGCGCCGCGTGAGGAGACACGCGACGCTGAGAGAAAATAAAGACGATGAAAAATCTTTATTACAAATATAATAACATGAAACAAAGAAAAAATCAAGGAGCAAAATAATGCGAAAGATAAATTTAAGAATAAGCATATGCCGCTTTGCCGCGCTGTGCGCGGTAGTGGCAGCGGTATTCATGGGAACGGGAGTATTAATCGGACGCGCGTTTGCCCGCAGCGAGCCGAGCGCCGCCGAGCGGGAAGCGGATATATCCTTAAATGAAGCAACGCAGGATAGCCCCGTATCAAAGCCGGAGCATGTGGTGCAGATAGAAGATACATACGGATATAGGCAGTTCACCGCAACGGCGTATTGCAAATGCCGGGAGTGCAACGGACGGTGGGGCACGTCGGAGGCAAACGGCGCGGCACAGAGCGCGACGGGTGCGCACCTTACGGAGGGCGTCAGTATCGCGGCGGACTTTTCGGTGCTGCCGCCATATACTCAGGTGGAGATATCGGGCATGGGCGTGTATACCGTCCATGACTGCGGGGGCGCTGTAAAGGGCAACCGCATCGACGTGTATTTTGAAAACCACGAGGACGCGGAAAGCTTTGGCGTGCAGACAGTGTGGCTGCGTGTTTTGGAGGAATAAGACCATGACCAACATCGAAATCAAAGCTGCACTGCTGCAAAATCTGCCTGTAACCGCCGTCCTTATGACACCGCTGCCGCATAGCGCAGATAGGCTTTGCGGAACGGTAAGCGCCGTTATATACAGAAAGGGTGCGGACGGTAAAATACAAATATCGGCGCAGATATCGGACAGCCACGCTGTGCATGTAGTGGACATACGTCGCATAGCGCTTTCAGATAAGGAGGAAAAATAAAATGCTGAAATCATATAAAGAACTGCGTGCGGTTGACGTAACGCCGTATGTCAAGCAGCGCGACGGCAACGACTATCTCAACTGGGCAAGATGTATAGAACTGCTGCATGAGCACGGCGCCGAAAAGGTATATTTTGAGCCGTGCGTAAACGAAAACGGAAGCTCGCTATTCATGTCGGACAGCGTGTTTACCGACGCTAAAGGCAACACCAATCGCTGCTATGAGGTCAGAGTGCGTATTGTTATTGACGAGCTTGAATTTGAGGCGCAGTATCCGCTGATGAACGGTTCAAATCCCGTTAAAGACAACTCGATGTCGCAGCAGCGTGTGTGGAACGCGCAGACAAGGGCGTTTGTAAAGGGCGTGGCGGTACGCACGGGGCTGGGCTTTTCACTGTGGCTGGACGACGACAGCGACCTTTTACCCGTTGACGACGACCTGTCCCGCCACTCGCTTTCGGCAATAAAAGAGCGTATGCAGCAGGAGTATACCGCGCTGCTTAAAAAGCATATGTCCACGCGGGATATTGCGGCGGCGCTGGAAATGACCGAGGACGAAGTAAAGACCGTATTTACATACTTTAACCAGCTTGAACGCTTTGAAAGAAAGCTCACCGCCCTATGATAGAGTCATATGACCGCAGCGGGTATTTCGGCGCGAGCGATACGGATAAGATAGTAGGCAAATGGACAAGCAATACATGGCTTAAATGGTGGCTGCAAAAGCTGGCGGTAAACAATGACCGATTTGACAACGTGTATACGCTGGCAGGAACGCATTTTGAGCATCGGGTGCTGCAAAGTCTCGGTATTCCCATGCAGCTGGACAGGCAGATTATTTTAGAGGATTTGCGCCTGCGCGTCAATCTTGACGGAAATACCGACGACTGCATATATGAATGCAAGACATATAAGGCGGACAAACCGTTTAAACTGCCGCGCAAGTATGTAAATCAGGTGAATGTGCAGATGTACGCTTCAGGTCTGCGACAGGCAAAAATCGTGGTGTACGGACTGATGGATAAGGATTATCTTAACTTTTTCGGGGATATAGACCCTAACCGTCGTAAGCTCTTTGACATACCGTATGACGAGCATTTTATAAATAATATTTATCTGCCGAGACTTATATATCTTGCCGAATGCTTAAAGCGCGGAATAATCCCCGGGGAGGCGGACAAATGAAACAGATAGTATTTACTAAAGACAGCTTTATGAGCGTGCTGCCGAAGCTTATACGGACTGTAGAGGGTTTGGATGACAAGACCTACGAGCTGACGGTAAAACAGCACCGAAACAGGCGCAGTCTTGACGCGAACGCATACTTTTGGACACTGATGAATAAACTGTCCGTTTTGTTCGGTTTTTCGAGTGTACAATTATACAGAGAGCTAATAAAGGACGTAGGCGGCAACTATTACATAATCCCCTGCCGTCTTGAGGCAAAAGACAGGTTTATACAGATATGGGAGAGTAACGGTATAGGCTGGGTGTGCGATGACCTTCAGTCGTCAAAGCTAAAGGGGTATACGAATATTATGTGCTATTACGGCTCGTCGCAGTACGACAGTGCGCAGATGTCGCGGCTGATACAGCTTGCAGTGCAGGAGTGTAAGCAGCACGGAATTGAAACGGCAAGCCCCGAAGAGTTGTCGCTGCTTTTGGAGGCGTGGGAAAAATAACAACGGAGGAAAAAAACAATGCTCAATAAGGTAATACTGACAGGCAGGCTGACGGCAAAGCCGGAACTCAAAACAACAACCGGGGGTATAAGCGTTACTACCTTTTCGATTGCAGTTCAGCGCCAGTATAAAAGCGCTGACGGCAGCTATCCAACGGATTTTATTAATATCGTGGCGTGGAGAAGCACTGCGGAGTTTATAACGCGGTTTTTTGAAAAGGGACAGCTCATTGCGATTGTCGGTTCCATTCAGACCCGCAATTATGAGGACAAAACAGGAGCAAAGCGCACAGCCGTTGAGGTTGTTGCGGACGAGGCGCAGTTTGTCGAAAGCAAGAGAGACGAGGCGCGACCGGATACCGGAGCTTTGTCGGAAACAACGGGAAATACGACAGAGTTTGAAGAACTTTCGGCAGACTTGCAGTCGGCAGAAGACGAGCTGCCGTTTTAGGAGGATATGATGGATATAACCAACAGCTTTATATTTTACGGCAGCTTTTTTGAGGCAATAACAGAGCTTGACGACAATGAGCAGCTGGAGCTTTTCCGCGCAATTTGCAGCTACGGACTAACCGGCGAGTGCGCAGAAACTACGGGTGTAGTAAAGGGCATGTTCTCGCTCATAAAGCCGCAGATGGACGCCAACGCCAAACGCAGGGAGAACGCCAAAAAGGGTGGCGCACCGAGGGATAATTCCAACGCGGGCAAACGTAAAACCGCCGCAAAACAACCGACGGTTGTTTCAGACGACGATAAAAAACAACCGACGGTTGTTTTTGAGACGGAAGAAAAACAACCTAATGTAAATGTTAATGTAAATGCAAATGTAAATGTAAATGAGAATGAAAATGTAAATGTAAATGAGAATGAAAATGCTGTAAATTTAAACAGTGGTGATGATGGTGGAAAAGAACGCGTGCGCGAGGCGCTGCGCACCGCTTGGGGCAGAGAGCCGACAGAAACGGAGTACGGGGGAATACGCACGCTGTATTTGCCGCTTGGCGGTATAAGCGAGCAAAACCATGAGCTGTTGGAGCAGGCGGCGGAGTCTGCGGCGGAGGCGGGTGCGTGCAATCTTAAATACATACGCGGGTGCTTTAAGCGATATCGTGAGCGCGGGATAACGGACAACGACAGCTACTGGGATTACGAGCTGCGCCGGGACGGGATAACAGGAGGAGGGTAAGCTATGCGGACATTTATTTCAGACAGTCTGACAAACGACATAAACAGCTGTCTTTGCTCGTTTCCACGCGCCGTGTACGAGTGCGAAAACTGCAAAAGCGAGATATTTGAGGGGCAGCGGTGCTTTGAGATAGACGGGTTATTTTACTGCACGGACTGCGTAACCGAGCGCACTGCCGGAGAGGACAGAGAATGAACAAGTACAGAGCAAAAAAGACGGTGGTTGACGGGCATGTTTTTGACAGCAAAAAGGAGGCGCGACGGTACGGCGAGCTGCGGCTTCTGGAGCGTGCGGGTGAGATACACGGTCTTGAGCTGCAAAAAGAGTTTGAGCTTATACCGGTGCAGCGTCGGGACGGCAGAGTGTGCGAGCGCGCGGTCAAGTACAGGGCGGACTTTTGCTATATAGACAAAAGCGGGCAGTACATAGCCGAGGACGTAAAGGGATATACGGGCGGCGCGGCGTACCGGCTGTTTGCCGTTAAACGAAAGCTCATGCTGCAAAGATACGGTATTGAGGTTAGGGAAATATGACTATTGTGTTTTTAACCTACATAGCGACGGCGCTTACGATAGCGGGCACGGCGGCAAACAGTCTTAGAAAGCGCTGGTGCTTTTGGCTGTGGCTGTGCAGCAATACGTTTTGGTGCGTGTACAACGTCTGTATTGAAAGCTACGCTCAGGCGCTGCTGTACGCCTTTAATTTTGCAATGTCAATAGTGGGACTTTGGAAATGGAGGAAGAGGCATGATTAAAACCTGTCCCGTATGTGCAAAGGAGTTTGAAAGCAAGCTGATACAGACGGTGTACTGTTCGCCCGAATGCACAAAAGAGATGCAGCGGCGCCGCAGCCGTGAGTATTACCGTGCGCACAGACCGCCGCCTGTCTGTTTTATGTGCGGCAAGGCGCTGGGAGAGGGTCGGCGCGTCAAATACTGTCCCGAATGCAGAAAGGAAGCGCAGCGTCGGTCAAAGCGCAGATGCACCGGCTGTCTTTTGCCGGACAACAGGATACCGCGCTGCCTGGACGAGATAGCAGACGAGGTGGAGCAGTACAACAAAGCTCACGGGACAAGCTATTCCTACGGCTGGTATACATACCTTAAAGACAGCGGCAAGCTGCACGGGACAAAGCCATGACATGCCTTGACTGCGGGCGCTACGTCCCGAAAGAAAAGCTCAAGCCCTGCACTGCGCTGTACAAACACAACTACCCCGACGGCGTGCCTGTCTGCGATGACTGCTGCAAAATCTGCGCCGACACTCCCGCTTTCGGCGGTATCCGGCAGCCATGTATTTTTCTTCAAAAGGAGCAGCTATGAACCTTCACGACCTTTCTCAGCTTTATCACCTTAATAATGAGATTAGACAGGAGCAGGACAGGCTGCGGGAGCTGCGCGCTGCGGCGCAAAGTCCGTCCGTATCCAAGCTGTCCGACACACCTGCGTGTACGGGCGACAAATCAAGCCGAACCGAGCGTTATACAGAGCAGATTGTCCGTCTTGAAGCGGTTATTGAGCAAAAGCTGCTTCTGCGCCTAAAAGAGCAAATGCGTCTTGAGCTGTACATTTCTAAAATCCCCGACAGTCTTACCCGTCAAATCTTTACTCTGCGGTTTATAAAATGTTATACATGGACAAAGATTGCGGCGACTGTCGGCGGGAATACGGAATCGAGCGTAAAAATGATATGTTACAGATATCTCAATCAGCATAAGTAATGTTGTTTCTTTTGTGACGATATTATATGATATCATTAAAGTACACACAGGATAAATCTTTAAATTTTAGGTGATAAAAATGGCGCGACCCAGTAAATATGAAAGCCATGTCAAACCGTATTTCAAGGATATAAAAAATGCCATTGAACGAGGTGTTGAGGAAAAGCAAATTGCTGAAAATCTTGGTATCAGTCAAAGTTCATGGTGTGATTATAAAAATAAATATTCGGAGTTCTCGGAACTTTTTAAAAATAGGGATGTAAGTCTTATATTAGAAAGACTTGACAGCGCTCTTTTAAAAATTGCCGAGGGTTATGAATATCAAGAAAAGAAGCAATACATAAAAAAGGATGTTGACGGCGAAAAAGTCACTTATACAGAAATTACAACAAAACATCATCCGCCTAATGTGACTGCGATATTCGGGGCTTATAATCGTTTTGACCCAAATTATATTAAGGACAAAGCCTATTATGAATTAAAACAACAGGAATTGGAAATTAAACGAATGAATGCTGATGCTAATAATTTCAATTTATGTATTGAGGAGTAAAATATGGGAGATACATTAAAATATTATGTCCTGCGCGGTGATGACTGTCTGTTTGAGGGCATGACAAAAGAACAAATACTTGCGGCGATAGCGGAAGCAACGGGAAACACGGTAAGCGACGTTGATAGTGCATTTATTACTAAGGTTAAAGAGCAAAACAAAGGCGGAGAACTTAAATTTTGGGTTGGTACTCAAGCAGAGTACAACGCACAAAAGAATAATATAGCGCAGGGAACATTTTCGATTATAACCGATGACACAACCGCCGAAGATATTGAAGCTGAGTTGATAGAATTCCAAAACGCTATAAACGCAATGTATGAGACGGTTGGACAGATGAGATATGATTTATTACCCGTTGTTCTCTTTAGCTCATCAACGCCGACAATAAGCGGAATGCTGACAAATTATACAGATGATTTTGTACGTTTTCGCGTACAGCTTTTTACGGGTACAAATCAGCAAATAGGAACAAGCGCGTTTATTGAATTTGACTTGATAGACATTTTACAGGCAGGAACTCCGGGTTCTGATTTGAAATGCTACAAAACATTTTACACTATGGGGCAGGACGAAAATGGGCGATTTGACATTTGGCGTACATATACGCTAAATATTTCAAAAGCGACAGGCGAATTTTTTGCGAGTGTAGACGAGGAGTATTCAGGGCGCGATTATTCCAACGAAAGTATACAGTTTACAAAGATAATCGGTTATAGAAATTAAAGGAGGCTGCGGGTATGGCATATTTCGATAATAACAAACAGCTTTTAAATGTAACTATGACGGGCGAGCCGCTTGACGCTTACACAAAAGAAGAAATAGATACAAAGTTAGAAGCGCTGGAAGTCACACGTGACGACAATTACGATACAAGACCGTTATATAAAGCAAATATCAGTATAGAAAATCAAAAATATACATTTGAAGTACGACCGTATACAGATGATGCCGGATATGTTCAAGGTGTTGAAATTGCGGGTGATGTGCCCGTTTTTTTAAAAGATAATGTTATGGCGCTGAATGTTCAAAATGGTGATGTAACAATCAAAAACGGTAAAATTACGTTGAAAAAAACCGATGACTTGATTTTTGAAATAGAAGCTGCTGCCAGTGGTACATATGATGACTATGTTTTAAATATCAAGGACGGAGGCGGCTATACTTGGTTTGAATTGGGTGTGACGCAAGAAGCAAGCGGTTTTTGCTATTTAAAAATACGTGAAGAAATGGGCAGTGTAAAAAAAGCATATATCAGCGGAAATTCGTGGGTTATCATGGATACGTAAAATTATAGGAGCTTAGACAAATGACAAATTTACCTATTACGGGAATTTTCAGCATAACAGCAACATTCGGACAAAAGGGTTCATACTGGACAAACGGACATAAGGGCGTTGACATTACATGTACAAACCGCGACGTATACGCAACATGTGACGGCGTTGTGCGCGTTATTGCGTATGACAGCGGCGGTTGGGGACAATATGTGACGATAGGCGAGAGCAACGGTAATATACATATTTTTTGCCACCTTGTAAACGGTTCAGTTAAAGTTAAGCGCGGCGAGCGAGTAAATCGCACGACAAAAATTGGAATAATGGGTAGTACGGGAAACAGTACGGGCGTACACTTACACTATCAGATTAATAATTCATTAGGCGCACCGATTAACCCTTGTAATCATTTAGGAATACCGAATGTAAAGGGTGTATACAACAGCGCTGATTATCAGATTAAGGAGAACGACGATATGACATTCAAGGATAACGATAAGATAGCGGGCTGGGCGAAAAAGGCGGTTGACAGGGTATCAGACGCGGGGCTTATGCTCGGAGATGATAAAGGCAATTTTAACCCAAAGTCAGCTTTGACACGTGAGGAAATGGCGGTAATACTCGAAAGGCTGCTTGACAGGTGATGTATACTACATTGCCGCAGTTTTATAATTCGAAAGAATGGCGCAGTTTTCGGCAATGGTTAATAAATGAACGCACAAACATAACGGATGGGCTTTTATACTGCGAACACAGCGGCAAGGCGCTCTTAAATAGTTTCGATATAGTTTTACACCATATAAAGCCGCTGACGGTGCAAAACGTAAACGATACGTCAATATCGCTTAACCCGTCAAATATTATGATAGTATCGCAGTGCGCACACAACGAAATACATGCGCGTTTCGGTTATTGTACCGAACGTAAAGTTTATTATGTATACGGTGCGCCATGTAGCGGCAAAACAACATTTGTAAACATCATAAAGGGAAATAGCGATATTGTTGTTGATATGGATAATATATGGCAGTGTATAACAGGCGGTACACGGTACGAAAAACCGAACGCACTAAAAACAAACGCTTTTATATTACGTGATTGTTTATACGAGAGCATAAAGACGCGAGCGGGCAGATGGGAACGGGCTTTTATTATTACGGGCGGAGCTGTAAAGGGTATCAGAGACCGAGAGATTGTCACATTTGGCGCAGAACCGTTATATATTGATACCGACAAAGAAACATGTATAAAGCGGCTGTATAACGATTGCAACCGCACGGAAACGCAAAAAAAAGAATGGACTAAATATATTAATCAGTGGTTTGACGATTATACAGCATAAAGGAGAAAATACATGACTTGGGAAATTGCAGCGGGAATTATCACACTTGTCGGCTTTGTCAGTACGGTTGGCGTTTGGTTTGGCAAATTGTCGCGGACACTCGCAACTCTTGATATAACAATACGTACGCTTTCTGAAACTATTAACGAGTTAAAAGACAGCAATAAAGCGACGCATAAAGATTTATATAGCAAGCATGTAGAACATGAACACAGATTAAACGACCATGAAGGAAGAATAATTAAACTTGAAACAAAGGAGAAAGCACACAATGCAAATTGACTGGAAACGCAAGCTGACAAGCCGAAAGTTTTGGATTGCAATAACAGGATTTATTGCACCGTTGATTATTGCTTTCGGTGTATCTGAAGAAGTAGCGACGCAAGTAACGGGGATTATAATGGCGGGTGCGTCTGCCGTTGCTTATATCATTGGTGAGGGACTAACTGACGCAGCGCATACGGAAAATGACAAAAACGAGAAGTAAATAATCGTGTATATGAAGTTTTACGCTGCCGCAATCCCCCCTGAGAAGAAAATAAAAAAATTATTTTCATACTGTGCCGCCACCTTACTTTGCACGCGGAGCAAAATTCTCAAAATCCGAAACTTTTGGCTGGAGTTTTGAAAAGATACGCAAATTTGAAAACTGTTTAAACCATTTAAAACATTATGACAAGGATTGAAGAACTAAAAAGTTATATTTCTGTTTTGCCCGACGAAATACAAGCAATATTATTCCCCTTATTGGGTGATATTGTTTACGAAGAGGAAGTTTTGCAAAATTTCCGTGACAATCCGCGCACAAAGACTAATGCGGCAATGTATAAAGCATACAGGCAAACAAAACAAATATATCAAGCCGATATAAAAATACTTTTATGGCAGTTCAGACAGAATGAAACATCGGCGGCCGATGATTTGCTGAAAAAGTTGGCTGAATATGAGTAATACATATCTTGAAGAATACAACTATTTAATACAGGGGCGGCATATCGTCGCAGGGTATTGGATAAAAAAAGAAATTGTAAACCTTATACAAGATTTACAAAATTCGTTGTATTGTTACGACACAACCGAAGCACATAGGCGCATTAAATTCATGCAAAGTATGTGCTTGCAGAGCAAACACCCGTATTTCGGAAAACCTTTAGAGCTTATGCCGTATCAATTAGCATTTTGGGAAACGTTATACTCCTTCAAAATGGGTGATACACAATTACGCAGATTTACAGAAGCGTTGCTTGAAATCGCGAGAAAAAACGGCAAAAGCACAATGCTTGCGGGTGACGGTAACAGCGATTTATTTATCGGCGCGGGCGGCTCGGAAATATGCTGCGCGAGTAACGACGACCGACAGGCTAAATATATTTGGCGCGAAATAGCGGGTATGCGTTCACGCCTTGACCCTAAAAAATCAATTACAAGTCAAAACCTTGTCGAGCTTAGAAATGAATATAAAAATATAATTGTTTCGCGCATGTCAAGCAAGACGCAAAACAAGGACGGCGGCAACTATACAAAAACATATCTTGACGAAGCGCACGACATAGACGAAGAAAACGGCAACAGCGAGATTGCGGAGGCGTGTTGGCGCGGAATGTCAACAAAAGACGACCCGTTGTTTATCACTTGTACAACGCAGGGCTTTAGCCGTGACGGTTGTTATTTGGATAAAAAAATAGCGTACGCCAAAGCAGTTATTGAGGGCGAAAAGGACGATATACATTTCTTGCCGTTTCTCTTTGAGCAGGACAGCGAGCAGGAAATTTGGCAGGACGAAAGCAGCTGGGAAAAATCTAATCCGTCTTTGAGATACGGAGTTAAAAAAATCGCAAAATTACGGCGCGATGTTGAACTTGCGCGGACAGATAAAGAAGCGCGATTGCATTTGCTTTGCAAAGATTTTAATATCAAGCAAAACAGTGCGCAGGCGTGGCTGCGCTCGGAAGATTATACATATATTCAAGAGCGAAAAAGTCTTGAAGAATTTCGCGGTTGTTTTTGTCTCGGTGCGCTTGACTGTTCGCAGACAACAGATTTGACAAATTTAAAATTATTGTTTATGCGTTCAAACGATACGACAAAATATGTATTTTCTCATTATTGGATACCCGAAAGCAAATTGACCGACAGCGCAGACAAAAGCGCGGGCGCACGCTATGAGGAATGGGCGCAGCAGGGTTATATAACAATACAGCGCGGCGCAAGTATTATTGATTTAACAGAAGTCACTAAATATATTGATGAGTTAAAACAACAATATAATATTCGCGTTTACAAATGCGGATATGATAAAGCATACGCGCGAGAGTTTGAACAAAGCATTGATACATTAAGTCCGACAATTCGTGAACCGATAAATCAAAAAGTAATGTCAACGCCGATGAAATGGGTAGAGCGTGATTTTGAAAATCACGTTATAAATTACGGTAATAATCCCGTTGATGCGTGGTGCTTGGGCAATGCGTGTTGTTATATTGACGGACATGAAAATTACAGCTGCAAAAAATCACAGGCAAACAAACGAATTGACGGTGCGGTTGTATTTATCATACTTTACGCAACATTATTAAAATTCAATTCAGAATTTCAGAATGTTATCAAATAAAGGGGTGAGAGAATGAAGCGAGGGACAACGCCGACGTTTATATTTCAAACGGACTTAGACTGTAAAGAGTTTGACAAGTTGGAAATAACATTTGCGCAGCATGGCGACGTAATATTTACAAAAGCGATAACAGACTGCAACATTGAAACTAATGAGATTTCAGTAACCCTGACCGAAGAAGAAACGCTGTTGTTTGACTGCAAAGAAAACCCCGTTGAAATTCAAATCCGTGCAGGAAAAGGCGCGGCACGTATGGCTTCTGACATTATGCGCATAACCGCCGAAGCAATATTGAAAGATGGGTGTTTGACTTGATTTTGAAAGTTAAGCTTGAAGAAATAAGTTGTAAAATTGACACTCGTATAAATATAAAAAACGAAAAAATTAATATGAGCTTTGGTGAGGTAATAACGACGGCAGATTTGCCGCACTATGAGGGGGAGTATACAGTAATACCGAAAACGGAAGAGCAAACGCTGAAAACAGCAAACAAAGTAATGAGCGATAACCTTGTTGTTGAGAAAATACCTTATTATGAGGTTACAAACACAGCAAACGGAAAAACCGTTACAATAGCTTAATGAAAAAGGAGAGAAAAAGAAAAAATGGCAATCAGTAAAGTGGTTTACGGCGGCAATACACTTATTGACCTGACGGCGGACACCGTAACCGCCGACAAGGTGCTTACAGGTGTTAAGGCACACGGGGCAGACGGAGAGCAGATAACGGGTACATGCACTTTTGATGTGAACTCAACCGATGCGACAGCGGCAGCGGCTGAAATTCTTTCGGGAAAAACAGCGTATGTCAAAGGCTCAAAGGTTACGGGTGCGATGAAAAACAACGGCGCGGTACAGGGGTCTATTGCGGGTAAAACGGAACAGTACACAATCCCGCAGGGCTATCATGACGGAGGCGGCAAGGTAGGCATAGACGCGACGGAGCAAGCAAAAATTATAGCGGAAAATATCCGCGCGGGCATTACTATTTTAGGCGTAGATGGCGCAATGAGCGGAACAGAGGACGCCAACCCGCAGCAGAAAACCGTCACACCGGCGGTGACAGAGCAGACTGTACTTCCCGATACCGAGCAGGGCTATAATTATCTTTCGCAGGTGACCGTCGCTGCTATCCCTTATGAGGAGACGGAAAACTCTGCGGGTGGTACGACAGTTACGATTGCGGGTTAAGTAAATGGCGGTAAATAAAGTAGTTTTTAACGGAAAAGCGCTTATAGACTTAACCCGCGACAGCGTGACGGCGGACAGGCTGGCAATAAACACCAGCGCACATGACAAAAAGGGCAATCGGATTGTCGGCAGGGCGTCAATGGGGGATATTCAGTCAATTTCCGTAACTCAGTTACCTGCGCCGTCAATGGCTATATTCGGGAATGTATATAAGTATAACAACGAATATTATTGTTGCACTTTTGACGGCAAATTAAATGTAGAAGCGGGAGCGTTTAACGATAGTTTTAAATTTATATTTCCGCCCGCCGATGATTTATATAATGCCATAGGTTCACAGCCTGACGGTACGGAACTTTTCGCAATCGGTTATAGTGATAGCAATTACACATCGTTTATCTTGACTATGACCAGCGGAAATGATGCGGTTATATATGCGGGTACTCGGACTTTTCAATTAAATCAGTATACGAAAACGGAAATTATCCCGTATTGGCTTGGACTGGGAAATCAAATTATATATGTTACAGATTTGGGAAATCAGATATTTAATAGCGACGTGCCGTGTTGTATGGTAAATATGACGACGGGCAAAACGAACGGAAACAATGTCGGGGGAATAGAAACAGCCGACGTTACTATTTCAATAAATGGCGATGTGGTGCTTGCAGGAATATATTTAACAAACGGCAATGATTTCAAGGCTTACAATTACGACCTGCTTGAAGAGGGAAACATTAGCACGTTTAAAGTAGTCAAAAATACATTTATAAATATTTTGGCTTATTTTGAGCCTAATACGTGTACGCAAATGACAATAACGAATAAAACAAATATAACCTCGCTTAATTTGCCGCACGAAAACGGCACGGGAATAATAGATTTACTGCCAATTCCCGAAACTGTCACAGGGTCGGAATTATATTATTATTTTGGAATATTTAAAATTGATAGTAGCGCAACGACCGCCAGCTTGAGCCTTACAGCGTCATGATAAAGGAGTGAGAAAAACGGGATTTTTAGACCTTTTTAAACCTAAAAAAAATAAAACCGGGTTGCAATATGCTCCTACTATGACGGGTGGTGCGCCGTTTTATACTTCGTTCGGTGAAAACATTTACGCAAGCGATATTATTGTACAGTCAATACGTTGTAAAGCAAATGAGTTTAAAAAGCTTGACCCGCGACATATAAGGACAACGGACGGGGCACAATCGGTTATAAACGATAGCAGCATTGCCCGTGTACTAAAACGCCCCAACGCTAATATGACAACTTCGGAGTTTTTGGAAAAGATAACAATACTTCTTGAATTAACAAAGAATGTATTTATATATCCGGCGTGGTACAAAACCAAAGGCGGCGAAAGATATTATACGGGGCTTTATCCGTTAAAGCCGTCTGAGGTGCAATATTTAGCCGATAAAGCGGGGGCGCTTTATGTAAATTTAAGATTTGCTAACGGGTATGATGTAACATTACCATCCGACAGCGTTATACATTGGCGCAAAGATTACGGAGTAAATGATTATTTCGGCGGCGGTATGTTCGGCGTCAACGATAACGCGGGGCTTTTAACAATGTTGCAGCGTTACGACCAATTAACGCAAAGCATTGCAAAGGCGCTTGAAATATCTTGTAATGTCAATATGGCATTAAAGATAAATACATACAGCGAAACCGACGCATTAAGGCAAAAACGCGAAGAATTTGAAAATGATATTAAATCAAATAAAAGCGGAATACTTATAACGGATTTATCAAGCGAGATTGAAAAAATCCCGCGTGATATAAAACTTGTAGATGCTGAAACTCTTAAATTTTTCTATGATACAATTTTACGCGCGAACGGTACAAGCCTTGCAATACTTAACGGCGACTATACTAAAGCGCAAAAAGAAGCATATTACGAACACGCCCTTGAAGCAGATATAAAAGGCTTGGGGCAAGCAATGAGCCGCGTTATATTTAGCGACCGCGAAGCAGCTTTCGGCAATGAAATAGTATTATACCCGAATGCGATAAACTTTATGTCTATGGAAAACAAGCTGACCGCATTGCAAACAGGTTTACCGGCTGGCATATTTACGAAAAACGAAGCCCGCGGACTATTAGGCTATGCGCCTATTGATGGCGGCGACGTGATGCCGCGAGGATATAACGAGGTTGACGAGGTGACGAACAATGAATAAAAAACGCAATGACTATTTTTTGCAGCGTGGATTTACAGCAGAATTTCGCGCAAGCGGCGCAGACGATGAAAACACGGGGAATATTGTTGAGGGTATAGCGGCGGTATGTGAGCAGGAAACCCGTATTGCTGATGTGTTCGGAGAATTTATAGAGGTTATACGCAAGGGCGCATTTGACGAAACAAATTTTGATGATGTGCGGCTTTTAGTCAATCACGACTTTAACGGCATAGCGCTTGCACGAAGCCGCCGCAATAATAAAAGCAACAAGCCGAACACAATGCAATTATTTGTTGACGAGGGCGGCAATGTAAATATTAAGGCAGACCTTGACACCGCAAACAACGAGCAAGCCCGCGCTCTTTATTCCGCCATAAGTCGCGGAGACATGGACGGCATGAGCTTTTGCTTTTACGTTAATGAAGATAATCAGCGATGGACAGAGCGTGACGGCGTAAAGGTACGTGAGATTTTAAAGGTGGACAAAGTCATTGAAGTATCAGCAGTTAATTTCCCCGCATACGGGGGAACTAACATAGACAGTCGGTCATTGGATAGTGACCGCCGCGCGTTGGATAACGCTCGCGCCGTGTTGGATAACATTGCAAAACAAAAGCTCGATTACAGGGTAAAATCATTTATTACTATGTATAAAAAAGGTAGGTAAAAAACATGAAAGAGAAACTTAACAAGCTTTTACAGGCAAAGAGGGAACAGCGCGATATGCTCAATAATTCGATGATAGAGAGCGAGAACAGAGAGGAGCGCGCTGAAATCGGCGAAACACTCAAAGCTCTTGCCGAGGAAATAGCAGAAATTGAAACAATGCTTGCAGAGGCAGACAAGCCCGCCGACGATAACGGCACACCCGCCAGCAAAGCAAGCTCTGACGAAAATAAGACGGATGAAAGAGGGTTAAATGTAATGTCAACTATGGAAATGAGAGACGGCGCACCCGCCGCAAAAATTAATAAATATGATACTGAGGAATACAGAACCGCCTTTATGAATTTTGCTTGTCGCGGCGTGGCAATTCCCGTCGAGTACCGCGCCGATGCTATCACAACAACTACCGACGCAAGTGCCGTCATTCCGACAACCATTCTTAACGAAATGGTTGTACAGCTGAAAAACTACGGAAATGTTTATGCCCGTGTTCGTAAACTAAACGTACAGGGCGGCGTCAAAATTCCTATTCTTTCGCTTAAACCGACTGCAACATGGATTACCGCAGACAACGGCTCAAGCGAGAGCGATAAACAGAAAATACAGGCAAACACTGCCGTGACATTCAATTATTACGGTCTTGAATGTAAAATCGCACAGTCGTTGCTTGTTAATGTTACTACCCTTGATATGTTCCAGCAAATGTTTGTACCGCTTGCCGTTGAAGCAATTTCAAAAGCGCTTGATATAGCGATTATAAATGGTTCCGGCAGCGGTGAGCCTTTGGGAATTGCGGAAGACACCCGCATACCGGCTTCACAGGTTGTCACACTTGCGGCGGCTGACGTTGCGTCATGGTCTGCTTGGAAAAAGAAAGTATTTGCAAAAATTCCAGCCTCTTATCGTAACGGTACTTTTATTATGGCACAGGGCACCTTTGACGGATATATCGACGGTATGGTGGACAGCAACGGTCAGCCGATTGGACGTATTAATTATGGCATTGACAACGGGGAAACATACCGTTTCGGCGGAAAAGAAGTTTTGATTGTTGAGCCGGACGTAATAAAAGATTGGGACAGCGCGACGGGTCACGCTTCGACCGGAGATGTTATCGCCGTATTTGCTAATCTTAACGATTACGGATTTAACAGTAATCTTGAGATGCAGACCGTTAAATGGACTGACAACGACACAAACGAGGTTAAGACAAAAGTTATTCTTATCGGCGACGGTAAACTTATTGACCCGAACGGTGTAGTTGTCGTTAAGAAAGGCGTATAAAATATGAAAACACTTGAAGCATTGAAAAGTCTTGCCGTTGCGCTTGGTTGCGCAACAAGTGCCGTAAATGTAACGGGCGAAACCGTTGACGAAGTAATAACATTTATTGCGGCTAATTTGCCCGATACTTACAAGGGGAACTCTGCGACGTTACGCAACGAATAATAAGCGAGGTTTTATAAATGACACAATTAACAGCTGCCGAAAGGCTTGTACAAGTAAAATATGCTTTATATGGTGACGCAACCCAAACATACAACGACGAACAATTACATCTTTTTATTAATGAAGTTATTGACGAGTTAATAAGCGGGGGCGTTAAAGAAGAAGTTGCAAAAAGCGCGGCAGCTGTCGGTTGTATCGCTTGCGGTGTTAATGACATTTGGAATTATGCCAGCGGAGGCGTTAAACACAGTGAGTATTTTAACCGCCGTTTGGTACAACTATCATTAAAGAAAGGCGACGCAGATGTTTAGACCGAACGAAGCGGGGCAAATGACAACCCCGTTGCAGTTGCAGCAGCCCGTCAAGTCGGTTTCCTACGGTGTTAGTAAAAAGACATATCAAAATACAGACGGCGTTGTAATGGCAAATTTCAAGACATTCGGCGGCACGGAAAAAAACGACAACGGTATTATATCCGTTGAAGAGACGGCGCAAATTGTCTGTCGTTATCGCCCTGATATAAAGAGTGATACCCGCATTATTTTATTACCCGCGGGCTTTGACGAAAAAGGCAAGCCGAACGCGGTATATGAAATTTTGGGTGACCCCGAAAATATTGAATTGCGCAATATGTTTTTAAAATGCAAATTGCGCCGCGTTAAAGGCGGTGCTTAATATGTCAATTACGTTAAAACTTGACGGCTTTGACGACTTGCTTTCCGAGATTGAAAAGGCAGGCGGCACTATTGACGGCGCGGCGAAGAAATGTTTGCAAAAGTCGGCTGACATAATGCACGACGAGTTAAAAAAGCAAATGACTGCCGCGAACATTGACGGCGGATTAATAAATCGTATGCCGTCACCCGAAGTAGAAATCGAGGGAAACAGATATACCGCCCGTGTCGGGTATAAAAAAGGCGCATACGACCCACATAATCCGTCGGACGGCTATAAAGTTATATTCGCAAACTACGGAACACCGCGCCGGAGTGAGCACGGACAACAGCCCGAAAAACGCTTTATTGAAAAAGCGAAGAAAAAAGCAAAATCAAAAATAAAGAAAACACAAAAACAAATGCTTGATGAAATCTTAGGGGGACTGAAAGGGTGAAGCGCAAGTTGATTGACACACTGAAACTATGTGGCTTTGTAGAGGGGCAAACGCTTTTTTTACACGGCACAATGAACCCCGAAGAAGCATACCCCGATACATTTATTACAATTTGGACGGACGACGTTCCCGACGGCGTACATTTTGAAAATACAACAGGTTCGTATGATTGGGCGTTTAGCGTTATTCTTTACAGCGACGACCCCGAAATTGTAAATACAAAAAAAGACGAGATACGCGCCGCTTTGGAAAAGGCGGATTTTATCCCGCAGGGCAAAGGGCAGGACGCACCGAGTGACGAGCCGACGCACACGGGCTGGGCTATGGACTTTATTATAACAGAGTATCTGATTTAAGAAAGAGGGAGACACAATGGCAGAAACAAAAAAATTCGGTTTGCTTCGCGGACTTTCGGAAATCTATATTGACCAGATAACCGACACCCCCGAAGCATACACCCCCGCCGGAAAGCCTGAACAGCTTATACCGGCAGGCGAGCTGAAAATAACAAAGAGCGTTGATAAAACACAAATATATTATGACAATGCAATGTTTGCCGAAATAGCAAGGGAAGCCCCGTCCGAAATGGAAATTATCGGCGCGGCTATTCGCGCGGCTTTTAACGCGTGGCTTGAGGGAAAAAATGTTGATAGTACCACGGGCGCAATAATTGACGACGGCGAAGTACACGAGAAATATTTTGCTATCAGCGGCAAAAAGGATTATACCGACGGCACAAGTGAATATTTTTGGTTTTTAAAATGTACATACGGCGGCGCAGAAGAAGCAACAAAGACTAAAGACGACAGCACCGATGCGGCGGGCATGACATTGCCGTTTACTGCATATAAGACGCAGTTTAAATTTAACGCGAATAGTAATGGCGCTAAAGTTGTGCGCATTGATACGGCAGTAACAAAGATTAAAGAGGAAGCGGAGTGGACGGCGCAAGTTGTCACACCCGATAATTTGGGCGAGTTTACTGAAAAGGTAACAGCCGTGTAAAAACACAGTGAGCGGGCGGCGACTTATGTCGCCCCCTGCTTAATAAAAAATATTAATGGGGAGTACATATGGCAAAATACGAACTTAATATTTACAAAGAAAACGACGAAATCGAAAAGACTTATACAACCGATAATATTCTATGGGGCTTTTATATTGAAGCGGTAAAAGCGTATGAAGATATGCAGGAAATGACCGAATCAGAACAGTTTGAAATGATAAGCCGTTTTGTGAAAAGAATGTTTATCGGTTTGACCGATGAGGAGCTGACACGCGCAAGCGGCGACGATGTTATGAATGTGTTTGCACAGCTTATGAAGAAAGCACGGACAATAGGTGGGTCAAAAAACTCGACAGCGGCGGGGAAGTAGCCGCCGCAAAAAGTGCATTTGACGGACTTATGCAAACAACGTTTATTCTTGCCGGTAATTTCGGCGTTACACCGTTTGAAATTATGCATCAAGACTTAGACGAAGTAATTATGATTGTAAATTATCTTTCTGAAGGCGGGAAAGCAAACAAGAAAGAAGATATGAAAACAAAAAGCAGTATAACGGAAAAAGAACAAGACCGCAGTTTTTGGGCGGCTTTATAAGGCGGTGAGAATATGGCAAATAATGAACGTTTGGGCGCGTCATTTAATATTGATACAACGGATTTAAAGGCAGGATTGGCGCAAGCAAACAGACTCATACGCGAAAGCCAGTCACAGTTTCAATCCGCTGCCGCCGGTATGGACGACTGGACGAAAAGCGAAAACGGATTAAACGCAAAAATAAAATCGCTTAATTCAATCACCGATATTCAAAGAAAAAAGGTTAACGCGTTACAAAGTGAATATAATAGCCTTATTGCTGGTGGATTAGACCCCGCAAGCAGACAAGCAGTCGAATTACGGACAAAGATAAACAATGAAACCGCCGCGTTAAATAAAAATGAAGCAGAAATAAAAAAGCAGACAGGCGCACTTGAAGAACTTGAAAACCAAACAAAAGAAACAGGTGATGCAACCGACGACGCTGGGGAAAAGTTTAAAGGGCTGAAAACGGCGGGCGGTATTGCTGCGGGTGCTATTGCCGCCGTTGGCGGTGCTTGTGTTGCCGCTGTTGGCGCACTCTTAGGACTTGCCGAGGGAACGCGCGAAGCGCGCAGCAATATGGCAAAACTTGAGACGGGCTTTACACAAGCAGGATTGACGGCAGAGGATGCAACAAATACATACAACGAATTATATAGCGTATTAGGTGATGACGGACAGGCAACCGAAGCGGCAGCACATTTGGCGCAGCTGGCAAACAATCAAGAAGATTTGTCAGCTTGGACGAATATAGCAACTGGAGTTTATGCAACGTTTGGTGACAGCTTACCGATTGAAAACTTGACGGAAGCCGCAAACGAAACCGCAAAAACGGGAGCAATCACAGGCGGACTTGCAGACGCTTTAAATTGGGCGGGCGTTTCAGAAGAAAAATTTCAAGAAAGCCTTGACGCTTGCAGTACCGAACAAGAGCGGCAAGCGCTTATCACAGATACATTAAACGGTCTTTACGCTGACAGTGCGGCAGCTTATAAAGAAAATAACGCGGAAGTTATTGCGGCACAGCAGGCGCAGGCAGGATTAAACAACGCATTAAATGAACTCGGCGCAATAGCCGAACCGATAATTACAACAATTAAAAATTTAGCGGCTGATTTGCTTACAACAATTACTCCGTTCGTTAAGTTAATAGGCGGGGGTTTGGCAGGTGCTTTAAACAATACAGCGGGAGCAGCTGACAGTTTGGCGGCGGGCTTAAATGGGCTTATTACAACTGCTTTGCAAAAAATCGTTGAAATTACGCCGTTTATAATCGAAACCGTGATTGCTATAATTCCGAAATTGCTAACTGAAATTTTAGGGCAATTACCAAATATATTACAAACGCTTTTACAAATGGTTAGCCAAATTGCTCAGGGCTTGGCGGGTATGCTTCCCCAGCTGATACCCGTTGTTATTGATACCGTGATAATGATAGCCGAAACTCTGATTGATAATATTGATTTGCTTATAGACGCGGGAATTGAATTGGTTTTAGGCTTGGCAGACGGGCTGGTTAAGGCAATACCCGATTTATTAGCAAAAATTCCCGTAATTATAAGTAAACTTGTTACGTCAATAGTTACGAATTTACCAAAACTACACGCAATGGGAATTGAATTGATTATCAAATTGGCAGGGGGACTTATCGCCGCAATTCCGCAGCTTGTAACACAGATACCGCAGATTATAGCGGCGATTATTGACGGATTGGTTAAAGGTATCGAAAAAATCCCGGAAATCGGAAAAGACATTGTGCGCGGATTGTGGAACGGCATAAAAGATATGGGCTCATGGATTGCGAAGAAAATCAAAGGTTTT